GAAGACGCTGGTTGGGGTGTGAACGATTATCGTCGTGTCTTTTACGGTGATTCAACTAAAGCTTTCATAAAGTATGCAACCAATGGTTCTGCTACTTTTTACATCAAGGCGATTGATTCATCTGGTAACTATAGTCAAGTGGCTTCTGTCGTTAGTTTTGCACCTGTTGCATTGCCTAACATTACGGATGTTACATATTCTTATGCTGATACTGCTCTTACGAGTGCTACAGTAACTTTGAATTGGTCTGATGTTACTACTTCACAATTTGATATTGCTTATTATGAAGTTAGTTATGATTCAGTAGTTAGAACAACTAAGTCGAACAGTATTACATTACCCGCCGATTGGACAGGTGATAGAGTGTTTACTGTAAAAGTAGTTGATATGCACGGTAACAAGTCTTCTGGTTATTCTGAAGCTGTTGCTAAAATTGCACCGAATGCACCTGCAGATGTTCGTGCTCAAGTTATTGACAATACGGTTATGCTTTATTGGACAGTACCCGAAAGAACATCTCTTCCTGTTGACCACATCTTAATTAAGAAAGGTACAACATGGAATAGTGCTGTACTGATCGGTGATAAGAAAGGTGCATTCACTACGATTACTGAAAATCAAGGTGGGACTTATACGTATTGGTTAGCTTGTGTAGATACAGAAGGTGCAGAGAGCGTTCCAGCGTCTGTGACTACTGTAGTATCTGAGCCCCCTGATTTCGTATTCCATGGTGAGTTCATCAGTGATTATAGCGGTACAAAATCTTCTGCTTCTTCCGATGGTACTAGAATTGCTTTACCTGTTAATACAACAGAAACTTGGCAAGAGCACTTTGCTAATAGATCATGGAGTACTCCACAAGATCAAGTAAATGCTGGTTATCCAATCTTTATTCAACCTTCTGGTGGCTCTGGTTACTATGAAGAGGTTTTTGATTTTGGTCAACCATTGGCATCAAGTAGAGTTTCTTTGATTTATAAAGGTACTGTTCTAGCTGGAAGTCCAACAGTCAGTACGAGAATCAGTTTATCACTTGACAATTCTACATATGTAGATTATAATGGTGTAACAGATGTATACGGATTAAACTTCAGATATGTAAAAATCAGAATTTCAGCAACAGAACTAACTGATGTTGGTTTGTATGAAATTACAGATTTGTCTGTGAAGTTGGACGCAAAGCTTAAAAACGATGCAGGTAATACTTATATTTCTGAGTATGATGCTAATGGTACAATTGTTAATTTGAACAAAGATTTTATCGATGTACAAAGTATTGTATTATCATCATCCGGTACGGAACCTGTAATGGCCGTATATGATTTTAAAGATGCATTTGTTTCAGGTTCATATTCAATTACATCAAATGTTTGTACTGTAAACATAAACAACCATGATTTGATCACAGGTCAAAAAGTTAAGTTGTTTTTCTCTAATGGTGTAGGACTCACAGGAACATATATCATCACTGACTATACTACTAATTCATTTAGTGTAGCAATGCTTACTGCAAATGGTAGTGGAACTTGTTCAATGTATCCTCAATCTTTTAGAGCGTACTTATTTAAAAACTCAGGAAATCGACAAAGCGCAACAGCTTCTTGGTCTATTAAAGGATATTAAAAAATGGCAGATCATTTAAAGCCAACAATTACGAGTACTTACTCAAATTTTGTTACCGAGCTTGATGGTCGTTTTGATGATTTGGCAGTGGGGCTTGACCCCGCTGTCACTACTGTCACTAACGCACCAACAAACACTATCAGATGGAGTAGCTCCAGTACTAAATGGCAGAAATTTAATGGTTCAAGTTGGGCTGATTTAGCTGCTGCTTATTCGATTAACATCTCTGGTAATGCAGCTACTGTAACCAATGGTGTTTATACATCAGGCTCTTATTCAAACCCTTCTTGGATTACTGCACTTTCTGGTTCTAAAGTTACTGGAGATATCGCGGGTAATTCAGGTACTGCTACAAGATTAATCACTGCTCGTGCTATTAACGGTGTTAACTTTGATGGTACAGCAGGTATTAACATTAACTTAAATACTTCACTAACTTTCAATAATTCAGGTTCTGGTGCTACGTCAGGTTCTGCTTTTAATGGTGGTTCAGCAATGACCATTAGTTATAATAGTGTTGGAGCACCTAGTACAACTGGTACTAATGCAAGTGGTACTTGGGGAATTAGTATTAACGGTAATGCAGCTACTGTAACCAACGGTGTTTATAACAACGGTGGTACTTACGGTATCAACATTACAGGTAGTGCTGGTTATGCAAGTAGTGCTGGTAGTGCTGCAACAGCAACTAACCTAGACGGTGGTTATGTATCAGCTACAACAATTACTGCATCGGGTGATATTACATCATCCGGTAATGTTACTGCATATTCTGATGAAAGATTGAAAACCAACTGGCGAGATTTACCTTCTGATTTTATTACTAAGTTAGCAAATCTGCGTTCCGGTATTTATACCAGAACTGACACAGGTGAAATACAAGTAGGTGTTGGTGCTCAAAGTCTACAACAGTTTTTACAACATGCGGTTAGACAAGATTCACAAGGTGTATTATCTGTAAATTACGGTTCTGCAGCAATGGTTTCTGTTGTTGAATTAGCCAAAGAAATTTTACTCTTGAAAGCAGAAATACAAAAATTAGAGGAAAGGTTACAGAAATAATGCCGTTTTTGCAATCATCAGGTTCGATATCTATTAGTGATATTAGAAATTTATTCGGTGGACCAAGTTCACCGTCTCTTGCAAATTATTACAGAGGAGGTGCTTATATACCTTCAACAAAGACAGTAAGCACCACTGTTCGAGAACCATCGAGTGGTGAGTATTACGATAACGGATGGACAACTTATGTGTGGATGATTATGACAACAGCTAGTAAACAAGTTCGGTGGAATAGTGCAGTTGTTGCCAATCCCGCAGATAATAGTGTAACAAGTATTAGTGCAGGTGGTTATACATATTACAGAGGGACTTTAAGGTATACTCAGTCTGGATCATACGGTATTTCCAATTATTATTATGGTGTATATAGAACATCTGGTTCTACAACAACTACAAATATTAATACAAATATACCTACTTCCGGTACAATTAGTTTGTCTAATTTTTATGGAGCAGAAAAACCATGAACACTTCAGTTAAGTTTAAAATAATCGATAAATATCTAGAAAATGATAAAACAATTGTTAATTGGGTTTGTGGTGTATCAAACGGTGTTGCTACATCAACAGGTCAAGGACAGGTTTCTTTAGATTCTAATTACTCTGAAAACACAGATGTTGAATTATTAAAATATGCCTTAGAAAAACATGGTGGAGATAATTTTATAAAAGAATTACACGAATATCATGAGCAAAACATTACTGTCTCGATTGAACTTTTAATGCAAAGTGATTGGTATGTTGCGTATGAATTTTACTGTAATAAAGTAAATTTAGTGATGGATAACAATGTTGATGCTATTCTCAATATTAAACACGGTTTTGGTACTTATGGTTTATTATATAGTCATTCTATTTATAACATTACCAATAAGGATCATTGGTCAAATACATTTGCGTATTCGCAAATTGAAAATGATAGTACTGTATTGTATCATATCAAAGTAAAAGATGGTGTTGTTGTTGAATGGTATAAGAGTAGTGATTCACTTGTTCATAATGATGACTCTGTCGAATGGGTCGCGTTGGATTTAATAACAGGTGATGTTATTGAATATTACATCCGAACTGAAGAGATTAATGGTTTAACACAACTATATAAATTCAACGCAAATTCCGATGAATTAGATACAGTAACAACACATGGCATGATCGGTGCGCTAGAGTTACCTTATGAGTTTCAAAACGAATTAAAGTCATGTGATTTTAAATATGACAAAGGTGTCTTTGGTTACGCAACAAAATCTTATGGAAAAATCATAGAATACACTCTTCGTGAGTGTGTTTAAACCTTGATTTTAATCAAAGATCATGATATAATTGTTTTAACTTTCGCCTGAAAGCTTTCTGGTAATACAGCAGGTTTTCAGGCTTTATTTTATTGTAGCATTGTATTATGCATTGTAGTCAAAGGTATTAGTATGTCAGAACAAATTGAACACCGTATTATTAAACTTGAATTAAAAGTTGAAGATCACGCAGAAGAATTAAAGAAACTTCAGGATATTTCTACAGATTTACGAAATTCTTTATCTGGTATTGAAAAGACGTTGAACCAAATCAAGTACTTAGCAATGGGTGCGGTATTAGTTGTACTTACACAATCAATGGGTATTACTAATGTATTAAAAATGATAGTTGGTTTATAAGAACATAGGATTATAAAATGTTACCATTAGTTGCTAGTATTGTAAGTTCTCTTATAGCTAATAACCTTCCCAAAATGGCACAAGCCGTAGTGGACAAAGGTTTAGACTATGTAGAAGAGAAAACAGGTGTAAAGTTGGAGCCTGATATGTCTGCTGAGAAAATTGCAGAATTAAAACTAGCAGCTTTTAAGCACGAAGAATTTCAAGAAGAGCAGCACAATAAAAATACAGCAAGTGCTCGTGACATGAATTCCCGTGTTCAAGAATCAAACTATGCGTCTACATTGGCTAAGAATGCAGCTTATATTTTAGATTTCATAATTGTTAGTGCTGCCGTTATTGTATCTTGGCTTGCATTCTTCAAAGGTGTTCCTTCTGAGAATAAAGAGATTGTTTATATGGCATTGGGTTCTTTATGGACGCTTACAGGTACTATCATTAATTTTCATCGTGGTTCATCACGTAATTCTCAAGTTAAAGATGAAACCATCAGTAAACTAACCAAGTAAGGTATAATATGAAATTATCTACAAATTTTACATTAGATGAATTCACACAATCAGCTTCAGCTAAACGACTTGGTATCTCTAACGAACCAACACCAGAAGTTATTGCTAATCTACAACTGCTTGTAACAAACGTCCTGCAACCGCTTAGAACGGCTCTAGGGCGATCAATTAGAGTTACCAGTGGTTACCGTAGTCCTGCGGTAAATAAAGCCGTTGGTGGCGTTAAAACAAGCCAACATAGCGAAGGTAAAGCTGTAGATATCGCAGTTGAAGGTATGTCACCACATGATGTTGTGCAATTCTTACTAGACATGAACATTGAGTTTGATCAAGCGATTCAAGAGTTCGGTGAATGGACGCACATTAGTTACGATGTTAATAGTAACCGTGAGCAAGTGTTAACTGCTAAGAAAATTGACGATAAGACTATGTATTTATCTGGCCTTTTCAAATAAAAGAAACCCCGTAAGTTCCAACTAAGGAGCCTACGGGGTATTTTTACGTCTGTACTTTACTGTACAAACTCTTTCAATTGTTCAGCGTTCATGTAACCTGACCTACGCTTCATAACTTGATTATCACTCATCAGAAGTACGGTTGGTACTCCGCGAATATCATATTCAATTGTGGACGTAGGATCAGCGTCAATGTCTACTGTTTCTACCGGAATACCAAGGTCTGTATCAGCTAGGGTTTTTCCGAGCATCTTACATGGAGCGCACCAATGTGCTTTGAATACTACTAATTTTTTCATACATTCCTTTCGTTTATTGACAAGCTTCACATTCACCCTTACTGGCTTGTACACCAGCTTGAGTATAAATGTAATACAACGCTAAGATATTAGGATCACGGAAAGCTTCAGAGTGAACTTCAGCAATCCAAGCAGGGTCTTCATCTGCTGCAAAGAACAGGTTTAGTGACTGCCATTGATCAATATACCGACTACGTGCAGATGCTAATCTTAACACAGCTTTCTGGTTAATTTCAAACGCAGTTTTGAAAATCTCTTTCTCATCTGCAGTTAACCAATCTACATGCTGGACCGATCCTTGCTTATCTGTAATCTCTTGTACATGTTTCTTGGTGTAAACACCTTTCTTTTTCATTAGCTCAAGTAGTACAGGATTCAAGCGATCAATTTCACCTGCAGAAGTCATTTGATTATAACTCATAGCTGGATCGGGATTAATACCTTCAGATACACCACCCATTAGTAATGCAGTAGATTTGGTAGGTGCAATAGCAATTAAGTGCGTATTGCGAATACCATAACCTTTACACCACTCAGGTTCACCTAAGATTACTGCCATGTCTTTGGTAGCTTTTTGAGCTTGTTCCCAAATATCAGCTTGAATCTCTTGGCTTAATCTGTGTGCATCGAAGCTTTCAAACGGTAGCATTTCTTGCATGAACAATGTATGGATGCCACAAAGACCTAAACCTAAAGCTCTGCTCTTTTCAGTAAACCGTACAGCTTTCTCTAAACCGTTGATACCTTTAGCGCGTTCTACGAATTCTGAAGCTACACAATCTAAGAAGACAGTTGCCCAATAAGGTGCATCTGTACCTTTCCATTCTCTTCGTTTAGCTGCATTCATTGAAGATAGAACACAAGTATATGTATGGTCCAAATCGTTGAATAACATAATCTCAGAGCATAACTGCGAGTTATTAATCTTCAGACCATGATCCACATAAGTAATTGGACGTTTAGCATTGGCTTTGTCAATGAAGAAGAAATAACCTTTACCAGTTACCATCTTAATTTTCATTGTCTTTTGGAATCGTTCAATAGCATCTCGATCATCATTCTCTAAACGGTCAATAAAGCTTTGGCGAATGGTCCATCCTGCATTGAGATCGTCCGGTTCAGCTAAGATATGATCAGCGATTTCATTGAAGTCACCGTGTTCAATATCTAGATAGAAAGCCCATGCACCTCTACGTGCAGTACCTTGTGCAATATTACGCATAGCGTTAACATGCTCTTTAATCACAGGTAGAACACCAGAAGCTTTGCCGCCTACGCTAATAGGAGAACCACGAGGGCGAATAGAGCTTAAATCAGTAGCTGTACCAAAGCCATACTTAGTTAGCATAGCTACTTCATGTAAGTTACTGTAGAAACCATCAACAGAATCATCAGCAATGGTTCCTGAGCATGATACAGGCATTCCACGAGTCGTTCCCATGTTAGCTAGTACAGGAGTACTGGGTGATAACCAACCGTTCCATAGCAGTTTAAAGAACTCTGCTTCAGCTTCAGGGAGCATAGGAACGTGTTTTGCTGCAGTACGGGCTATCCTCTCAAATTGACCACGTACAGAGCGACCTTCAGTTTGATATTCATATTTATCCTTGAACATCTGATAACCTGCAGTTGTATACCACTGAGGGACTAAATCTTGCTCCTGTAGTTTCTTACGCTCTTCGCTTAGTTCTTTATAAATATTACTCATCAATTTCCTCTTCACTATATTCGGTTTCTGAAACATCAAAGTTCGTGTCTGCTAGTACATCTAACCAAATAAAATCAGGAATATGATGACCTTCAAAAACAAGACGATGGTTGATAATCATTTGAACCCAATCGCCGCTAGTGCATTTGCGTAATTCAATACAATTTTTATTCTTACTCACTGTCGTTCTCCTTTTTCCAAACAAATCCTGCACTGTCCCAATTACGGTGATACTGATTACCCATACCACTGAAGAAGTCATTGAATGTGTAATCGTTGATACCCTTGTAGAAGTATTCCGCAATTGGATTATACTTTACATCGTACTCTTTTGCAAACCCTAGTTGCTTTAAACATTCGTTTACACGAGATTGTACAAAATTTTCCAGTTGATGTGCAGTAATACCTTTGATTTCACCTTGCTCAAATAACTTAGCAATGATTTGGCATTCGTGCTCATATAGCTTTTGTGCTACCAATCGAACTTGTGCTTCAATCTCAGCTTTTCTTTTCTCGAATTGCTCAGAAGTCATTGAAGCTTTCTCTTGCTCTAAGTTGTACTTGAAAGCCCAAGCTCCACCAGTAGAATGCATATTTTCATCACGCACTGAGAAATTAATCCCTCGTACAATATTCATTAACTTGTTCTTACCTTGAGATTGGTAGTGCTTTAAGAATGCAAAAGATGAATACAAGATTACACCTTCCACCATCGAAAAAGCTGCTAGTGAAATCAAGTCATCGGGATGATCGATAATCTCACCAATATGCTCTACACGTTGTTTTAACACAGGATCGTTCAAATACGATGTATAAAACTCAGGTGTATCAATGTGCAATAGCTGGTTAATCTTGTTATAAAACGGTGCATGTACTGCAAGTTCAAACATAGAGAAGACGGAAGCCATACGATGGAATTCTGCACCATCAAACATGTTCTTAAACCGTCCACCCCAATATTCAGACCCTGCATGTGTTTCGTAGATACTGAATAGTTTTAACGTAGTAATTACAGCATGTTTTTCTGCAGGTGTAAAATTCACCAGTACGTCTTGAATATCTTTCTCTACTTTAATTTCATCTGGTAGCCAAAATACTTTTAATTGTTGATCTGCAAACTCAACTGGTTCTTGTCGTTCATTAATTGGCAACAGGTGCTTTTCTAGCATTTATTCTTCCTCTGTGATTGTATTGTATCTATCTCGTGCCTCTAACATGTCTTGAGCGTCTTGTGTCTCATATCTTGCACGATACAAATCTTCCGTTAATTTACTTCCGCTTGCCTTATCAATGGCAGGTTTACTTGCGTAACCACTCATGATCCAAGCTTCATCGACTCTCTCTTCACCCACCCATCGACTACAGACTACAATTTCATTCAAGCGATTACGATGCTGTAATCCATCTTGGCGTTGAAATGGTTTATCAACATCCATACCTAATGAATAAAGAAAGCTTTTAAACTTAATCTCTTCATTTTCAAATTCCGCTGAATAGTTTGGCATTACCTTAATAATTTCTGATTCTGAGATAATGCACAATGCTACGATTGCGCTTGGACGAGGTGGGAACTTTAATTTTTTATTCATGTACTACCTTTAAAAATTAAGAGAATAGTGATTATATCACAGGGTTTTGGGTAAATCAAGAGTTTCATCTTCTTTTGAAGAATGTAAATCTTGGTGATCTTGGATTAGTTTACGAGTAGCAACATAAAGTAGTACTACAATGAAAACTACAATAAACGTACAAATACTAAGTAAAATATTCATTGTTCACCTTTCAGCTGAGGGTTATACATAAATTCAAGCAAGAACATTGCATTAACGGCTACAGCAGACATATGGCTGATAGTTGGGTCACTACTATCTACATCATAGATTTCACCCCTTCTAATAGCCTCAAAATGCCTCATAAGAGCATCCATGTAGCGTTGTTCTGCACCTTCAACCTTCTGCCAGTTGTTACGCTCTTTGTACTTCTTTAGACCTTCGGTTAGATTACGTGCAACTTCTCGTAATGCATACGGAGGTACTAATGTATATTGTAACTTACCTTGATCATATTTAGTACCGGGAGTTTGTTCGGTAATTACATCTTGATCTTTCCAGTCTTTGATTTCTTGTGTAATACTTTTCATATCCTCCCTTTCAACTTTTAACCAAATAATATCGTGCTCACTGCAATCTGCGTAGTGTTGTGATTCTATACAACCATGTGAATTATTTCGAAAAACACAATCAACACAATCTTCTTCGTGAGGTTCATACTTGTATAAAAGCCCGTTGTCAAATTTATACTCATTCATCTTGAAAACCTTTCTCCAATAGTTCTGCAGGAATGCAATTAGATAGATCGTTAGATTCAAAATCAATTGGTTTCATAACTTTATCATTCCAGTTTTTGATAACGAATAGTTCGTAATTTGAGTTGTATTCTACAGTAACCGGAATACCGTCTTCTTCATATTTTTGTGCAGTTTGAATTGCGGTTAGTTCTCTTGCAGGATATTTTGTTAGATTATTCTCTGCTGTGTCTTTCATTGCTTTGTTAGTGTCTACACCAAGATATTCTAGCTTTTGCAATAGACCAAGTGCAGTAACCATTACGTCAATAACACCGTCTAATGTTTCTTTGACGTTGTTCTTGTCGATACCTTTTTCTTTAATCTCCTTAGCTTCTTCAGCAATTAGGTTATACTGAAACTCAATATCTTTCAGTGCAGTTAAATTGTGCTTACCTGCAATCTCATTGAAAGCGTAACAATCAAGTTGAAAATCTGAAATATTGTATTCGTTGCTCATAGATACTCCTTCTTTGTGTTTTCTAGATCATACATTGCATCTTGCATTGCTATTTTAAGATAACTCAACCAATATAACGGAAGAATAATAAGCCAAACAATAACAAGAATAAATTTAAGAATATTTTTAACAAAATATTTAAACCAAGGTGCAAGCATGTGAATCCTTTCAAGATGTAAAAAATCCCCGAGCGTTACTCGGGGTTTGGAACTAGCAGTGATTATAGCATGGATTGCTTTATACAATCAAGCTTTTTCGTTTTTCTTTTGAAGCCTTAGTTGTTCGAGTACGATGTACAGCACCGCATTCATTACAACGAATCTCTTCAAATACACTGACAGAAGTTGTTACGTTACGACCAGTGTGTTCAACATCGGTGCTACCACATACACGGCAACGGGTTTGATCGTCATCGTAGTACAAAGCTGCGTTAAAGTCTGAACCTGCGCGACCTAACTGACGAGTACGCAAGTAGATATCATACAGTAAATCTACGTCTTGTTCGCAGTATGTCACCATATCTTTCATAGCTTGTACATCACCTTCTTGGACTTTACGCCATAGTGAGATTCCACCAGTAGATACTTTGCGACCTAAACCAAAGAACTCACCAATTGCATCTAAGCGATTGCTAGGTAGCTTTAGATACTTACGTACCAACTGCAGTGTATCCAATACTTTAACTTGTGGTAGTGGTGGGAAGTTATTAAAGATTGCTCTTGCTTGCACAACTTTGTGATCAAAACCTAATGAATTATGTGCAAGTACAGCATCAGCTTCTTCGTACAATTCAAACAGCTTTGCAACAATACGACTGTCATCTTTAGCTAGAACCTCTTTTGGTGTGAGGTAGATACTTTGTGTTTCACTCTGACCCAACCAGCGCCAGCAAGCACATAGAATCCAGCCGCCGTTATCTAAGATATTATCCTGCGATAAGTTAACTTTAAAACGTCCAAATGTAAGTGCAGTAGCAGCTGCAGTTTCAGTATCAAAGATTAAAATCTTAGGTCCATTGCTCTTGAATGCTACATCACGAGGATTATACATCAAAGGTACTCCACGTTGAAACATATCATTAATACCAGATTTACTGATACCTAAAGCTGCTGCAATCGCTCGTGAAGAGAAACCTGCAAGTTTCATATCGCAAATTTTCTCAATTGTTTCATGTGTATATTTCATCCTACATTACCTTCCGTAATAGTTGCATCTTCTTTATACACCCAATTTAACGCATTGAATGTACCACCTTCTCTTGTCCAATATGCTTTATCTTCAACAAACTGAACTTCAAATTCTTCGCCAATTCGATTTCTATACCAAAGTAGCATATCTTTACATTTAATAATTTTAATTTTCATTTTCGTATTTATCATATGTAAGATTTACACCTTCAAAGTAGTAACCATTGGATGAACCGTACCAACGAATATCAACCCATCCTTTAACTGTAGCAAGTTTGTAAAAAGTCCATATGCCTGATTCGTTTGCATCTGGATCAACGTTCACTGCTTCTTCCGCAAATAGGATAGGTGAATCGACTAGATCATTTAAATCACCTGTAATATCTTCAATTGATACACTTTCGCAACAAGATTGTTGGTGATAAAACTTGAAGAACTCTTTATCGTTCTTAAGGATAAGTTCGTCACTAGTTTCGATTACTTCTGTGAACACTCGTCCAATTAAATCAGACATTTTTGGATAATAATAATTACCCCAGACATTTTTTTGTACTTCGGTTACTTTCATCACACATCCTTCTCTTTGTTGATAATGTCTCGCAGTGTATCATAGCTGAACTGCTTTGTCAACACTGCAGATTGAAATAATTTCTTGCGTTCAACAGCATTCTTACCTGCAGCTTTACCCAAAGCAACTAACACTGAATCTTTTTGTGCTTCTTTCAGCTTATTAAACTCAGTGTTAATCTTTTTGATCCAACCGTTGTGTCTGTAGCGTGTATCAGGTTCTTTCTCAAGATAGTCTGCACATTCTCTTAACAAGGTAGGTAAATCGTTAGGATACCACCAAGCAATCAATCGAATAAATGCATTCTCGGCTTTACCTGCAAAAGCATTCACTTGACGATGTAACACACCACGAACTAATTGAGTTTCATCGTGCGCATGATCCAGAACGTGTTGCTTAACTGGAATTTCTAAACCAGTTACAGCGCACTTATTGTTCTGTTCTTTTGTAAGTAGTTCTCGTACCTTTTTAACATCTGCTGTATTATAAAGGTCAGTCGTCATTATCGTTTAACCTTCGCTCTAGTCGATCAATGATATCGTCCATTTCGCCAATTACAGCTTCTAACTTACAAATTTCTTCAGCGGCCTCTTCAAGTAAATCAGAGATTCTATCAGGTTTACCTTCTTGTACTGATTTCCGTGAATTAATACTTCTACGAATTTCTGCACGTTTTCTCAAACGATAAATCAAAGAGTCTTCTTGTTGTTTAATCTTGATTAACATAGAGATACCTTTCTTGTGTTACTTTTTGTGTTTCTAAAAATGGTTGTGTTTCATCTTGAAAATATCTGAAGATTGTAACTTCAACTATTCTCCATTTGACAGATTTATCTTTCCAATTTCGATTATTGTACATTTCTTTAGCTTGTTTAAATGTTTCATATCTACAACCTTCGAACCATGAAGTACCTGCCGTAAATCCTGTATTGTCTAGACGGTAATACTTGATAACTTTATCAGGTTTAATTGACATAAACACCTCTTTCTGCTGCGAACTGAATAAAGCTACTGTCATCATCAATACTGCGTTTCATGTATGCGCAAGTCCAGTACATTTGTAGCATGTCAAACCAATCTGCATCACTGTGCTGTACACCATGACAATCTACATATTCAAAAGGTTCTGGATATAATCGTTTAAACTCACTGATTAACACCTCAAGGATTTCTTTTTCGGTACTTGCTTTTTCTAGTGCTTTCATAGCTTTAGCTGGACCGTAACTTACACTGGATAACTGATAACCTTTATAAGTATCTGCATTGTCTCCTGATAATACCTGCAATGCTAAAAACTTTAGTCCATCACCTTTGTAACTGGTCTTTTCTTTCCACAGTGAACCCACAATCGGTACAACCTTACCTTGCCACTCTTCTTGACCAAAGTTCAGTATCTCTACACCTTGAGATTGTTGTGCATCTTTATCTGCAGAAGCAATGATAGGATAGTTACCCTTGGCTAACTCTTCATAAGCTCTAATCGTAATCATATCATCGGTTTCAATACCTTTGATCAACTGTGCTCGATGCTTTACTTGTAAATATTTTCGTACATCTGCAAGTTGTAAAGGTTTGATCAGATCATCACGATTGTCCTTATACAGTGTAGGAAGGGCTAGAGCGTGTCTAAACGTCTTTCCAGTACCAAGGTATAGCTCTACTCGATCAGCCCACGTATGGTCCGTTAAACGCTGAATAACACTCTTTACATTACGTAGAGCAAATCGAATAGAAGCTGCAGTTTGCACATCTTCAATTTCATAGTCTTCAGGGTTAAACTCCATGTTCTTTTCTTTGAGTAACGTCTTTAATTCTGTGCGGGTTTTAAAGATTTTCTCTCTACCTGATTTTAAATGCTTTGCTACAATACTGCGCTTTTCATTTGCTGCAGCATATTGATATGCAATCAGGTCAGCATCAATGATTAGGATTCGCTGCGTCATAGTATTTTTCTCCGACTAAGTAAACAAAGACTTTTAAATTTTTTAATCTAGCTTGTGAAATCATGTTAGCTGTTCCTTTACTTTCTCCATCCCAAATAGCAATCAACGCATCTGCATATTCAGCCATCTCTAGATTACGCAACGGTCCGGCACGTTTACCATATTTGTTCCAATCTGCAGGGAATCTTTTAATTGAAATACCATTATCTTTTGCAAATAGTTCACCAAGATAATCTACACCTTTAGCAGCACCTGAAACAATTTCGGTAGCTTGAAGACCGGATTTATGATATGCAATTTTTACAACATTATAGTCTGTAATATTTCTACCACCAGCAATAATAACTCTCATAATTCTCCTTAAAGAAAAACCCCAAGGGATTAACCTCGGGGTCTTATTATCAGCTACGAGCAGCTTGAATAGCTTCTAGTGTTAGCTCTGATTTTTCTACTAGCTTATCAACACCATCTTTTACGATAGCTTTGGCTACTGCACTTAGTACAGCAGGATCAAGACCTGCAGCTTTGGCTTCGTCTTTAATCTCTTTGATTTCTTCACCTAGTGATTGTTCTTGTGTGTACAGTCGTACTAGTTTTGCGATTGCTTCTTTACTTTGCATATTAATCCTTTTTGAAAGTTGGTTTGTACATCCATGTGAGATTCATTACAACTACAGCTAACCAGCTATAGAATGTATAAGGAATACTCAAAATTGGAAACAAAGTATTGAGCGACCAGATTGTAGCCAGTGGTACAAAAATGATTGCAAGCACTGCCAGTACTAGGATAGATAGAATCGTAATAATATCTTTAGTTTGTTTTGTCATAATTTCTCCTGTCAATGTTAAAGGCAGGGGCCGAAGCCCCTACTATATGATTAAAACGGTGCGTCTTCTTCGTCTTCTGCTACAGGTTTAGCTTTTGCTTTAGCTGCAGGTTTTGCGGCAGGTTTCTCTACTGCTTTTTCTGCTGGTGCTTCATCGCTAAATTCATCACCGGGATTGTAATCGCTTGCTGAACCTTCTTCGGGTACATACTCGATCATTTCAGTTACGAGAACATTCTTTAGATAAAGAGAACTTGTACCATTGTTGCGAGTAAATACATCGATGCTGATAGAACCGATTGAACCATTGGCGGGTAGCTTGGTATTGGTTACATCAACTAGAGTATTCTTGACCTTTTCAAATACTTTTGGTTTGTATAGATCAGGTACAGGTTTACCAGTTTTACCTAGCTCTGTAGATTTGCGTAGAGTTACAACCCAAATATTCTTACCTGCGCCTTCTGGTGGTGCTACTTTATAGACAGCTTCAAACTCTGCAGTTTTTACTTTCTTGACGGATACTTTTGCGTCAATGCTTTTTGCATAATCTTCAAACGCATCAACAGTATCTTCATCTACAATAGCTACAGATGCTTTCCATTCATCAGGTTTCTTTTCTTCTCCAGCTTTAACAAAAGCTTTTACAGGCTTGTTGAGTTGGACGTAGAGTAGAGTTCCGGTTAATTTATTCATATATTTCCTTTCGAGGACTAATTATGTTACAGACTAAAATGCACTAAAATGTGCGACTAATATAGCGCAAGAATTTACGCTATAAAACGGATTATAACAAAGCTTGTTAGTCAAGTCAAGCTTTATTTTGATATTTACTCGTAAACAGTCATAAGCTTTTGTACAGGTGTTACAAATTTAAAACCTTGGTATTCTGAACCGTAGTGCGATGCGTAATAACCATAGAACTTAACAAAGCATTCTTCACCATCTTTGCTGAACTTCCATACACACCAGTAGTCAGAACCTTGTTCTTCGCCACCGTAACTATCTACAACATCACAACTGATGAGTTGATTGTCAAGTGCAGTTTCGATTGTACCATAGCAACCTTCTTGCATCATACCTTCTAAATCACCATGCTTTACTTCTTCAAAGATGATGTCCAGTGTTTCTTTAAGACTCATGTTACTCTCCTTATTTCTTTTCAAATACAGTAATGGTTTTTTCTACAGCTCGCACTTCGTAGAACTCCTCGTAGGTTGAACCATCATAAGATGCATAGTAACCATCGAACTTGATGAATACAACTTGCATTCCATCTGAGAATGAGTAAACACTCCAATAGTCCGATCCTTGCTCTTCACCGCCATAACGGTCTACAAATTCAAAAGCAATTCCAGCTTCTTTCATTTCACTTTTGAACTCTACAACTTCTTGTTCGTCCCACCTGCTAGGTTCAGAACCACTAATCTCGTTATTAAAAAATTCACGTTGAACATCTCGATCAGCCTCTACAAGTAATGCTTCGACTTTATCAATTAGTTTATTTTGCATATTACTCCTTTAGTAAAATTTGTTTAACATTCTCAACCTTAGCAGTATCAAACATATCCAAGACTTCTGTATAGTTGTCAATTGCATAGTCACGAAACCAACCTGAACATAGTGTAGTACAAATCTTGTTGACCGACTTGTAAAACGCTAGTTTAGCTGGTGTAGTCCAATCGCTAGGTACTAAGAACCTTTCGGTTGAAATAACATAAGCTTCCTCTGCAATGCATCTAAGTTTGTCTACATGATTTAGATTGTACCACAGATTTTTGTCACACCAAGCTAAACTCGAATCTTTTTGTAATTTTTTATACAAGGGCTCTTCATGGTAAGCAAACAACTCGTGTAAGTAATCATGATTGTACTTCTTAGTTACTGCATCATCAAAGAAATCTTCTACTGTTTGCATCAAGTTTGGATTACCTTGTGGGTATTCTGACATAGTAAGCTTGATGCGCTTATTTAGTACATCTTCATCCTTATCTGTAAAGAATTCACGATATGTCTTTAAATGCATATTGTATTGCGTCATGTGCTTTTCAAACTTGCGATCACGCCACAGATGACTACGCTTTACAATAGTAAGACCAATAGGATTAACTACGTAAACTCTTTGACCTGCAATTTCAATCCAATGCGTACTTGCATAGTTTAGCAGATCATAGTTACCGACCTGATCAAACGTATGATGCTCAATGCGTTTTATATCGTCAGTTATCTTATGTTCACTGATAATATCCCAATCTGAATCTGAATCTGGCTTTGCTTTGAAGGTAGCACTCCAGTATTGTAACGCTTGTGAACCGATCAATAAGTTTTTCATAGTTCTCCTTTGTTTGGTGCGACAGGATGGAATTGAACCACCGACCAAGGAATTATGAGTTCCCTACTCTCACCACTGAGTTACTGTCGCAAGTCATAGTTCAGCATATTCCGTATCTTAGATGCTACCCCTCAGATTAACGCCTGATTTGTCATCCCAAATAGTAAACCACGTTCGTTTACCCAACCTGAAATATACTGAACTATAACTCCTGTCCCTAAACAGGTATTATAGTGTCTTGTTACATCCGGACGACGATCCTTTGGTCTAGAAAATCCGCATACGAAGTCCACCATCACTCGTATGTTTTACCCATATGCGGCAAGATTTATGCTCATATGGCGCTTGAAGTGTGCCGCTAACTCTAGGGATGTGAGCAACAGGCATAAGCGGGACTAATTTATGAATAAGATGAATGTTTGTCCATATTAAACTACTTTCACAAGATTGGAATCGAACCAATATCTTCATCTTAAATTGGTGGACAAAGAGAGAATCAAACTCTCATTTTCCTCCTATGCTATTAGGAAGTTTCACATCAGCATCAGATGATCATTTCAATTTGTCCGTTTTGGTGTAACTGGATGGATTCGAACCATCGGCTTGGTTTACCCTCTGGCATTTGGTCCTTCACCGTGAAGAGGTTCCTGCTCTACCAACTGAGCTACAGTTACATTGTTTGGTGCGAGTGGAGGGATTCGAACCCCCATTGACTCCATTACGGTACTACGCTTTAGAAGAGCGTTCCGGTACACTCGCTTAACCTTAATTATACCACAGTTTCAAGCTGTTGGTCAACTAATTTTCGAATTTCTTCAAGAGTTGTTTCTTTCACAAGAACACCATCCTTGAATACTGTCTGCAAGCAACCCTGAGATTCTTGCTCTTTAGTTTGCTGATCATAAAGGACGAAATTATCACCTTCACGTTCAACTCGCAATAGACCTTTGGCTGACTTTTTAGTTCCACCGTCTGTTACCGGGTCTTTGAACAATTCAGTAGCTTGACCATTGATTTCAGCGTATGTTGCTTTCATAGCAAAACCGAAACTATCGCGGGTTACATACTGATATGTGTAAGAACCTACACCAAACACAATGTTACTGGATGCGAAACCTTTCTCTTTCAATCGACGCAAAATATCCTCAGCACGATCAAGAGTAATTGAATCACCATAAATCAAGCCTACACGCTCGTTCAGCATCTTGTAACCTTGAGCGTTGATTGTACCACCAAAAATATCCCACAAGCATTCTACAGCTCCTTTTTGTGTAGGTGTTAGTTGAATTTCTTCAATCATAGGCATGTTCCAACCATCGATATAATAGTAAGTTTTATCGTGACGATTCCACTCTGGAAACACAGTAAAGTTATAGTATTTGTCTTTTACTTTAACTACTTGTGTATAAGAAGAAGCTCCGCATTCATAAGCAGTCAAATCTGCATTCTCAGCCATAACACAGTCTTGTACAAATTCCTCAGCTTTATCTAGAGATTCAGCAACGATTACTTCAGTACCACAAAGAATATCCGCAGGATCACCGCTATCAGGACGGAATACAACTTTAGCTAGACCAATCTCATTAGGTGTGCGATTCAAGATTTCTTGTTTCAGATTTGCAGATGTAACAGTCAGAGTGTGCCAGAAGTCCCAAGTATCACTAACAATGCTAACTACACCAGAAGGATGTACTTCTGTAATCAATCGACGGAAAGTGTCTTCTTCAGTTTCTTTACCACCTGCACACATCACTGAGTGCTCTGTAGCAGGAACAGAACCACCTACAAATGTATTCAAACCACCGTAGTAAGCTTCCAGATAGTCAATAGCCGGAATAGTGTCAGTACCAAGGAATGAAACCAAATGTCCGCTGGCGCTTGTAGCATCAGCAACACCACTCAAACCACGATAACTGAAGTCGTGACCTTGCCAAAGTACAAAGTCCAAAGGAGCGCCAGTATCTTTAGCAAAACGAGTAAGAATTTTGCGGTATTCAAATGCAGTTGTGGCTGTAGTGATTTGTTTCCACAGTTCATTACTGAATACGGTTTCTAGATAGTTGGTCAACCAGAAAAATTCAGGTAGTGTATTCTTTACAGTAAGAACAGGGACTTTGATATCTACAAGTGAACCTTCAGGTAGTGCCTTGATTTCAATTGGTAGAAAACCTAGATCGTGCAAAGCTGCAATGTGTGAAGCATCTACAGAACCTTGACCAAGTGAAGTGTTCATGCGACGATTGTATTTAGCAATTACTTCTTCTTTTGTACGGTTGAAAAAGTTCTCGTTAAATTGTTCAATTAGGAACGACTTGATGAAACCTTGCAAACCGTAAAACAGTACTTTGTTTGGTTTTACGCCAGCAGCACTTGGTGCAAGTTTATTAGAGCGAGGTGTGAAATTACTATAGATAACTTCAGTACCTGTAGGATACATAGCTTTGTGGCCTACTTTGTAGAAATCACAAGCGGTAATTGGATCGATGTAAGTCATAGTTCTCCTTAAATAACAGTTACAGATTCGGCTTCTTCAACCATTTTGTTCATCAGGTTGTGAACATAGATTGTATCATAGTATTTGTACAAATCAGATACACCCTTGGAAAAAATTCCGTGTGTTACATACAAATTCAACTTTCCGATGTTTGGTTGTGTACGGTCTAGCATTTCAGCTAACGCAATAAAAGTAGCACCACCATCACAAAGGTCATCAACTACACATACATCACCTTTGATTGTATCATATGAAAAGTCCAAATAGGTAACTTTTCCATCTTTACGTTCTTTCAAGATTGTAAATACTGGAGTTTGAAACGCAGAGACTTGGTAGTGTGTAATTACTTTATCTTTGGCTCCTTTGTCTGGTGCAATCAATGCATCAAAGCGAGGAAGATATTTAGCGCATTCAGCTTGACTCTTGTTTTCTACATAAGTATCGCAAAAACCAAATTGATTAATAGATTCTTTACTGTGTGCATCAAAGATTACGAGTTTATTGAACATTACAGAAGTCAGAACTTTTGCAAAAACTTGTAACGCAAAACTTTCTCCTGTAGAGCATACACGATCTTGACGACCGTATGGTAAATATGGCATATACACATCGATATTATACCAGTGGATTTGTTTACCAATTGCATCAATTAGATTCAAGCATGTAAAGATATCATCTGAAGTGGGCATAAGCGCCCAAACTTGCACTTTACTATGAGGAGAAATCTGAGGGACTTGTACACCAACTTCACCAGCAGGAAATTTCCACTGTTTAAAGTCAGTGTGTACCCCGTTAACTTTTAGTGTGACTGTCATTGTTTACCTTTCGCAAAATATTTTCTTTGATGTTCAACCTAGCCAGTTCGTTAAGATCAGACTGAGGCATCGACATACTAGACCGAAGTATACCATATTTATCAAACTGTTGCAACGTCTGATACTCTTTATCGTACTTGTAATTATAACTCAAATTAACCTCCAATAACTAGCTTTTCAGCTTCTTGCACATAGTAATCAAAGTCAATATCACCAGCAAAGTCTTGCATGTTGTTACATGTCTTGACATTCCAAGCAGTATCAATACCTAGTCTACGATCTGATTTATCTTCGCTATCTTCCAACGCTGGCATCAACTTGATCAGCTTACCACCAGTCTTACAAGGGTAGTACCTACAGATGTTCTGTTGTTGCTCTACTCTTGCATCTTCAAATTCTAGCACAAGTTTTGAACTACGTGGAACTTTTGTACGTAGCATGAAATCAAAAATGTTTCCAGCTTCGAAATGCTCTTTGATAAATTCACGCACATCTTTACCGTGTAGCATTACAGCTTCTGCAGCCATTGGGATCACCAGACCACCTTGGTTTTGATGCCATCCCAAATCTTCATACTGATATGCACCTTTTCGCTTTGTCTTACCATTTGTGTATACAGCAATGTAGTTATTAACATCACGAATGTACATGTTTTGATAATCTACGAATTCCAAATCAAGCTTTACATCTTTTTGCCACTGAGCGCAGATAGCATTGTACTGCTCTTCAGTATCTCGTGTCATAGCTACAGTCAAACCGTCAGTATTTAGCTGTACAAGTTTAAGCTTTGGAATTTGCAGCAAACGATCTGCAAGCATCAACAAAGATAGCTGACCATTAATAGTAATTGACATTGTGAACTTCGGATCATAGAACACAGAGTATTTATCATTACTCTTACCGTATGTACCATTCAGTGCAAGTTTAAGCATTGCATTTTCTGCAGTATTCTTTGCATACGATTTACGTTGCTCATACATATCTTTATAAATAACGCAGAACTCTTCACCAAGATGCTCAGGATAAATCTTATTTGAGATAGCGATGTTCGGGTACATTGAGCTAACGTCAGCATCACGGACCATGTAAGTTTTATTTGCACTGACAATCTTTTCAGTCAATGATGCATGTACACCACCTACACCAAAGTCAATACGATAACCGTCCACGAGAACGTTCAGCGTCTCAGCAATGCGATAACATCCCCAATATGATTTCTTTGGTACTCTAACCTTCTTAGGTTTCTTTGTAAGGTCTGGAGAACCGTCTGCATCTAAAGGGTATTCAGTTACATGTTGTCCATTTGCATCAAATAAATATTCAGTAGCCTTTAGTTCTTCCACTTCGATCCAACCCAAGGGATGCTGATTTTTAAAATCATCAGTATCTCGCTCAGTTGGCACACCCTTGAACTTCTTGCGCTTTACAGTAAGTTCTGCATAGTTTGCAACTTCACCAAGATTGTGCTCTTCAATATCCGAGAACACACCTTTAGTCTCAGTGATTACCTGCTTAGAAAACCAGTCATAAACAGCTTGGAATTCTGGACGATCAAACTTGTAGTACTTGAACAAACAGTCTTTAATTGCGATCTTGTCTCGCTTAGTTTGCATCATGACTTTCTTACCGTCTTTGAACTTATGCAGCTTAACACCTGAATCCTCAAGCTTCATTTGAAAGTATTCAGCACCAATCTTTGTATCGTCTGCATTGGTGAAGTCACGACCAAGTTTAATACTCAGATTGTCTCTGAATTCAATCTGTGTCAATGACTTGAGATAAAACGCAAGAGTACAGCGTACATCATGCATGTTGTAAGTTTTCAGCTTATCAATCTCAGCATCTGTCAATTCAGCATCTACAGCATACGGTAGGTCTTCGATGTTGTCCATACGCATATTAAATTCCAACATCTTTAGACCAGTGGCTTTTGCCTTGTTGTTAAAGTGATGAATACGGTACAAGTCAACTTGTGGGACAATCTGTTCATCTGTTTTGATACTATGACCGAAACCATTATCTTTGAAAGAATCAATCTGCTTTTGTGCAAGCTTGTGTACAGCAGCAGCAACTTGCTTACCACTCTTAGCTTCCCAAGACCTACGATTGGTCAGTACTTCATGTAGGATGGGATAATCGAAACCTACGTTATTAAACCCCACCAAACGACCTTCCGTAGCTTCAATGTGATCTACACAAGCATAGATACGGTCAAGCTCATTTGTGCGCTCAGAAACCTCAAATACTCGTGCAAACTTAGCATCTGCACGAATGACAGCAAACGTAAACGCTGACTTGTACGTTTCAATGTCATAAATCCAGTCTCTTGTCAAATCCATTTATACTTCTCCAATAAAATAAGCCCCAAGTCTATCACAACTTGAGGCCTATGTCAACTATCAATGATTATTTAACCAGTCATCCAAGCTGTGCAGTGTATGGGTGGCGTTGTCGTAGTAGATGAAACCAGCAGGACCAGTCAAACCGCATACACGATTTTTAGTTACACTAATCTCAGTACTATTACGTGTGATTTCACTTTCAGCCATCTTATCACGTTTGAGCAAGATGTTAGCAGATGCAGATTTGATAATCGTACTAGAACCCATAATGTTTTGCTCACTATCAGCACCGTTTTGACCTGCAGGTGTCTTACGCATGTGGTTAATGAAGATAAAAGTAACACCGTGACTCTTGATAAAGCCTTTAGCCCACTTCATGAATTCAGCTTGCTCTTCATTGGATAGACCATCTAAGATATCTTGCAATGGGTCCAAAACAATTACTTTAGCACCACAAGCAGAGACTAACTCTTCAACAGTATCTTGAATCTCTTCAATACTACCATCACGATTGTCTAGCAGATAAAAACGTGAATCACCATCTTCTTTAATGGTCAATTCCTTTGCTTTTTCTACTACACGATCTGTAGTAAGGTACGCAATCTTTTCATCTTGACTTTCGATCAATGCAAGCTTTTTCTCTAGGTGACGAGACAGGAGTACTTCACCGTACTGACCTGCATCAAGTTCCATTGATACAATACCTACAGTATGTGGAGAGTTAAAAATCCAGTAGTAAATCAATTCATTCACCAGTGTAGTTTTACCGATACCTGTATCAGCAGCGATGTTGACAATGTGACCTAAAGGCATGCCACCAACAAACAGCTCATTGAGCTTTTCCATGAAAGGTGGAAATGGAATCTTAGCAACTGCAGTTTGACTGATGATGCGGTCGTACAATTTACTAGATGCTAACACACCTACAGGAACTTGTTTCTTAGCTTCATAGAAGTCATTGATAAACTCTTTAACTTTGTCTTTCTCAAGATATTCATTTGCGTCTTTATAACGCATAGGCATAATCTTGACTTTACCTTTTGGTAGTACTTTTAAAAGTTGTTCTGTGGCAGTTTGACCAGCTTTATCGTTATCATAAGAAATGATGATGTTCTCAAATGAATCAAAGAAACGATATTGGGCTGCAATTTGCTTTTGTGAATTAGCACCTGTAGTTGGAGATACTACAGCAGTTTCAAAAACACCACCTTTTTCTTGATTGTATTCTTCCAGCATTTGATATGCAGATAGCGCATCAATTTCACCTTCGGTAATTACTACATAGCGACCACCACGGTTAAATTTGAACTGCATGAACAATTCACAATCTGCACCAGTACGACCCTTAGAGTAGAAATTCTTAGGTACTTCACGGACCTTGTAACCTACGAGTTGACCTTCTTGTGTACAAGGATAGTACTGTTCGATAACTTCGCCTGTATCCTCTGCAAAAGCATGACGTACACCAAACTTAGTATATACGTTGTCATCAATGTTACGAAAACCTTTTGCCTTAACAGAAGTTTCAGATTTAATATCTGCATTCTCTTCTGGTGTCAGAGCAGGTTTTGTACTTGGTTTAACTTCCATATTCTCCACTTCCTTTTTAACGCTAGAGCGAACCCTAGATGGTTTCTTTTGATTTGCTTCTTTGAACTCTTCAGATGGTACTGTGTGCTCACAAACAAAGCAATGCGAAGAACCACCTTCATACACTGCTTTACCATCTGATGATCCGCAAGCTTCACAACTAGTATGTTTGATGAAAGCTGCCATTTTACTCCTTATAGTTTATTCATTTTTTAACAACCATGAGTTACTGATGCACTTGAATGAGCGATCATGTACAGTGTTACTCTTCAGTACAACACCTTCACGGTTGCTACCGTTGAGTACAGACTTACCCTCTGCATATTCTAACAGACTTTGAATCGTTTGTTCTTTAATCTCTGTAGCTTCGCACAAGATAGGCACGTGCTTTAATCCCAAACGCTCACAAGCCGCTTTAAGTTGTACAGGTAGAATGTATCGACCAGTATGCACATTGTACATGTCATAGACGTAGAAGTCAAGTTGAGTTTTGTACTGATTACCTTGGATGCCTTCACCGATCATCTCACCTTGAATAGCCATACCCTTCATGAAATTGCGGCGCATGATATCTTCAATTTGAAACTTACGTGCTATTTTCCAGAATGAATTTGCTTCATCTTCTTTCAAATCTAGGTTACGTGAACATACATGAAATACGTCTTCATCATCTAGATAGAACGTGCAAGATGAACCATCGAGTTTTTCTGTGATTGACCACGTATCTTGTTGGTACTGCTCAAAAGATCGTGTAAGGTTTTGAATACGCTCTTGATCAGTCTTTGGTACAAGCGCAGGGAAATTACCTCGTGCCATACCAGCGAGTTGAGCATTCATTGGTTTCTCCCATTTGATAATACCAAGTACATCTGTTACGTCTGTACCTTCGATATCTTCAAGATCAAAAAATACTACTGTAGACAGAGGTAACAGAAGA